CTAGCCATGAAAATGTCTAGCGGAACTGTCGCAGCAGTGTCAGGGGGACCAGGCAATGGTCTAAGGAGCCGTTCAGCAAACGGCACATGGTTGAGAACATATTCAATTACCTCATAAGGGGAAAAGAAAGGGTTCTCTCGCATACCATTGTATATCTTGTAGATATCCCTATCCGTTTTCGGAAGGAAGTCTAAAGTGTATGGGCGTACAGGCACACCATCGAAGAAATCTGCCCCACAGCTCTCCCTGAAAGGACCGAAGATGAACGTCTTGTCGACGTTCGTCCTAAATCCCAGATATCGTAATAATTCTATTACGAGGAGAGCTGAACTCTGATGTACTATTATGTCGTCCCCGTATACCGAGAATTCTCGGTCGCCGGTCTCGGCATAAACAGAGTGCACTACAGACGCGAATATAAGCGTCTGTAGTGGAAAGCAGAAACCATTGCCCATACTGGTAAATTTCTCGTACCGGCCGGAACCAAGAGTACTTTCGTATTCTGGGGACCGTATGGAATTGAGAAATGAAAACCAGTCTGGAGGCAGTAATTCGTACACCACTTCCGTGGCGAGCGAATCAGATGCCGCACTGAGATCTATAGTGCACAATGGGTTGAAGCCACCTTTACTGCCTTTCAACGCGAGTTTTTGGTTTCGCGTTTGGTCGGAAAGGTCAATGCCCGCACGGCGTAAACGAGTTCGAAAGAACTCATCTACGCCCTTCTGGACATAACCGTTCAAAAGGGGCTCAATCGCGATCGTTCGATGAACTTTCGCGGTCTTCGGGACCATCGTTATTGTGTTCGCTGTTACAGGAGCCGTACGACGGGATAGCACCTCATCAAAGAGATTGCTATCCATCGATATGAAGGTGTCGTTGGGAAACAACACCTCCCAAAGATGAAAGTCACCTTTCATCGCGGCTCGTGCGTAAGGTAAGGCCGAAGGTGTACTGGTCCAGGCTGCGCTACTCAGCTTTGCAGCTGCGTGTGTAGCCTGCCCATGTACACCCTTAGAGGCCCCAGGACCAAAGCCACACTTCTCGAAAATCAAAGCGTAATCGGGTGAAAGCCCAATGGCGCGTTGAATATAAGTCCGCATACGGTCCAAATAAGGAGCGTATGCTACACGGTGACAAGAACGCGCGGCGCGAAAGCGCTGATTCGTCCTCTTACACCGGTGTTCAGCTTTTGTGAAAAGACTCCACGCAAGCTGTTCAGGACGTAGAGCAGGATCCTTGAAAGGAACCTTGCGAACGAGAAGTGCAAGCTGATTCCAAGCGTAATGCATACGCGGTTCACTATGCGACAGCTCAGTGAAGGAATCAGCCAATTCGACGGCCCGCGCGTAAGACTTGCTCCTGAGTAAATCCAGGAGTCTATCAATACGCGGATCCGTCTCTGGCCAAAACGTCCTGGCGAAATGCGTGATCAAACCGATTATAAACCGGTCTGGCCTCGCGATTCGACTCTTGCTTTTGTGCAAGAGCTTCCTTAGGGTAGTCATTGCGGCTCTCCTTAATGTAAACGTTGAAGGTAAGAGTCAAGGCGCAAATGCCTATGACTATTACTAGAAACTCGCGAACGCCCATATTAATAGGTGATATCGAGGTTCTTGCAGATCTTCGTGGTTCCAGCTTCTTCAAGCTGGAGAACATCGACGCAATCTGCAATCAACGAATTCAGGTCGGAATCCGCAGTACCCACTGGCAAAGAGCCAGTGATACTAAGGATGGCCGTGGCCTTAGAGGCATCCGCCAGAGTCACGGTCCTCGAGATTTTAATCGAGGGACGTGCGACGCCAGCAAAGTCCTTGGTGGCCTTAGGATACACGCGCTTCATCTCTATAATATCTGAGTTGGAGATCGTGTGGCTAGGACCAGCATAGACAATGGCGTCAGGCGAAGTGCGATCAGCAGTGTAGGTTTTAGTGCTTACAGTGATTGACATTTGGTTTTCTCCAAAATGTTGTTAACGTCCAGCTTTTGAAAGTTGGACTAAGAGGAGACTAAGTGCAGAAAGAATCGGCACCTTATCAAGCGTGAGCTTGTAACGGAGACCGATATTCTGGCGCAGATCTGCTGGATATCGAGCGTAAGTCTCATATACGCCGACATGCTTATCCGTACATTGCTTAGTGATCACAAAATTAGGTCCCAACGCGAAGGTACTCGGAAGAGCACTTCTCGTGAAGGTGACCTTAGTTTTAATCGTGAGCCACTGAGCAAGGAACTCATTGCTGTATGCCATCGGTAGAGCATCAATAAAATGCTGTACGTTGACAAACCAGTCGACT